GGCCATTCGCCAGTCGGCCCTTAGCCTCAAGACCGATTGGCGCGGGCAGATCACTGGTGCTGGCCTCGGCGCGCGGCTCGCACGCACCATTCGCTCTGAAAATTATCCGAAGGGGCGAACTAGCCTGAACGCGGCGGCTCTTGTGTGGTCAAACGCGCCTGTGATTGTCGGCGCGAATGACACGGGCCCGCTCATCCGATCGAAAAGCGGTCTCTGGCTTGCGATCCCGACCGCAGCGGCTGGTAAATCCACGCGTGGAGGCCGGATCACGCCAGTAGAGTGGGAGCGCCGACGCGGCACGCCGTTGCGTTTCATCTATCGCTCGCGAGGTCCCAGTCTTCTTGTGGCGGAGGGTCGTTTGAATAGCCGAGGGCTTGGCGTCGCCTCGCGCGCAAAATCCGGCCGCGGCTTGGCCAGCGTGCCGATCTTTCTTCTGGTCCGGCAGGTGAAGCTCACCAAGCGGCTGGACTTGGCAAAGGCGGCAGAGGTGGCGCTGGGGCGGATTCCAGGAGCGATTGTGGCGAACTGGCTGGAGGCGCGGAGTTGATCGCTGTCGACAGATCAATGAATATGGCATATATTGCCAATAATCTGCAGGAGGCACTGATGGGGACCCGCAACGTTGTCTTGACTGACAGTCAATCTGCACTGATTGACCAACTTGTGGCCTCAGGCCGCTACCAGAATGCCTCCGAGGCATTACGCGCAGGTCTGCGCCTCCTCGAGCGGGAAGAGGCAGAGCTTGACACCCTTCGTGATCGCCTCTCTTCCGGCCTCTCTGAGGCGCGGCGAGGTGATCTTGCAGTAGGCAGCGGCGAAGAAGCAATCCGTCGCGCGTTTTCTTCGGCTCTCGCCCAAAACTGATGCCGAAGCCTTGGCGTCTAACGAGGCAGGCCAGCGCGGCTTTTGAAGAAATCGCGCGCTGGACGGCAGAAACCTTTGGCCCTCGCCAGGCAGCAGCCTATGAGGAGGATCTGATTGCGAGGTGTGCGGAGATCGCAACCGGGACCGCCGTCACCCAGGATTGCCGACGCCTGATCGATCCTGATCTGCCAGAGGACCTGAGGTTCGCGCGCGCAGGTCAGCACTTTGTGGTCTTCGTAGAATACCCGGGGCAGATCATCATCATCGACGTGCTGCACAGCCGAAGCGATCTGCCACGGCGCCTCGCTGGGCTGGTATCGTCTAAGCCGAAGCACGATCATTAAGTCCGGGCATGCCCCGACACCCCGGGACAGCCATGCCAACCACACGCGAAACCATCCTGACCGCCTTGGCGGATCTCCTGCGCACAATCCCACATGTCCCCGTCCTTCGCGGCGAGGTCCTACCGGAACGCATCCCACCTTACGGGCTGATGATCTTGCGCGACGGCAGCCCAGGTGAGCCGAGCGTGACGCTGTCACCCCTGATGTATCATTACCAGCACAGGGCGGAGCTTGAGATGATTGTGCAAAGTGCTGCGGCACGGGACGCAGTCTTCGACGCACTGGTCGCGCAGGTTGGCGCCGTACTTTCTTCCGACCGGACCCTGCGGGGTCTTTGCGACTGGGTAGAGGCGGCTGCCCCTGAGCCAGTCGACCTCGCTGTTGAAGGGGCAGCCAGCCTAAAGGCGGCCGTCGTGCCCATCATGCTACATTATTCGCTGGCCGATCCACTTGGCTGATCGGGCTCCGGGGACGAAGTGATCCTTCTCAGATGCCCCTCGATCATCGCCCCGGTTTCGACGGCCAGAGTGTTGTAATGAACTGAGCCGCTGATTTGACCGGAATGGGTAACCCGCACATCGCCTGCGACGACCGCGCCAACGACAACGCCTTCAACTGTTGCCTGTTTGGCTTCGATGTCACCCTTTACATTGGCCCAGTGCTCAATCGTGACGATATCGCCGGTGATGTTGCCGACAACACGCGCTTGAACCACCAAGGGGCCTTTGGCGGTGATATCGCCCATGACTTCAAGATCCGGCGCGAGGACGGATGGTTTTGCCGTTCTTGGTGTGGGAGGGGTCATTCGAGGTCTGCCTTCGGGTCGCGCATGAATTTAAGGGTGCGTTAGCTGGACGTATCTCACAGCATGAATTGACTTTGCACCATATGCAACTGGTGCGCCTTTAACCAAAATCCGCTGAAAAGGATACCAAAATGGCACGAGCCCATGGGGCGCGGGCGCAAATGGCGCTGGCGTTCGAGACTGTCTATGGCACTGCGCCCACCACAGGGTTCCGCACGGTGCCCTTCGCCAGTACCACGCTCGGCTCCGAGCAACCTTTGATTGCCTCGGAGCTCTTGGGTCAAGGGCGCGATCCGCTGGCTCCGATTAAGGACGCGGTCACGGCGGACGGCGATGTCGTGGTGCCGATCGATGTTGAGAACGTTGGCCTTTGGCTAAAGGCGGCTTTCGGAAGCCCCACGACCACAGGCACGACGCCGAAGACCCACACGTTCCAATCGGGGAACTGGTCGCTGCCGAGCCTGTCCATCGAGACGGGTATGCCCGAGGTGCCACGCTATGCGATGTACACGGGCTGCGTCTGTGATCAGTTGTCTTGGCAGATGTCGCGATCGGGGCTTCTGACCGCAACCGCGCGGCTCATAGCGCAAGGGGAAAGTGCCTCAGCCGCCACGGCAGCAGGTGCAACGACATCGCTTGGTCTTCAGCGCTTTGGGCACTTCAACGGATCAATCACCCGAAACGGTGCACCACTAGGCAACATCATCTCAGCCGAGGTCACCTATTCCAACGGCCTTGATCGGATCGAGACCATCCGCGCGGACGGCAAGATCGAAGGTGCCGATCCTGGCATGGCGGCACTGACCGGGCGAATGGAGGTGCGCTTTGCCGACACCGCCCTTATCAACCAAGCCTTGGATGGCACGCCCTGTGAGTTGGTCTTCGGCTATAGCCTTGGGGCAAGTGCAAGCTTCACCTTCACAGCCCATGCCGTCTATCTGCCGCGCCCCCGGATTGAGATCCCGGGACCGCAGGGCATTCAGGCGACCTTCGAATGGCAGGCGGCCAAAGCGACCAGCCCCGCGCGCCTGTGCACCGCTGTCCTCGTGAACACTGTCACGTCCTACTGAGAGACCCAAACATGCTGACCCTTGATCTGACCAATGCACCCTATTGGTGCGAACTCGTTCCCGGCGCGCGCTTAAAGCTCCGCCCACTCACCACGGCGCTGATGGTCGCGGCACGCAGCGACACAGCGATTTCCGAATTGCCGAAAGATGCGAGGACGGAGCAGGTCGCACTGGCGATGGCCAAGGCGCTGGCGCGATCCGCCATTCTTGACTGGGAGGGGATTGGGGACGCCGAGGGCAATGTAATCGCCGTCACTCCTGATGCAGTTGATGCTCTCTTGGATATCTGGCCGATCTTTGAGGCCTTCCAGAGCCTCTATGTCGCCAAAGGCCTACTCCTGGATGCGGAAAAAAACGCCTCATCGCCCTTGCAGAGTGGGAGTTCGGTGGGGGCGACGGCTACTGCGCTGCCTGCGGATCCGTCTGTCCAGACTGCCCCGCGCAGCTGAACCAGCCATTAACACTTGAGGGTTCGCAGGTCTGGGACATGGTCGGCAGGCTTGGGGGCCAGCTCCGGATTGTCCCTGGTGCGGTGATCGGCTGGGACATGTGCGCAGCCTTTGCGCTTGGTGCAGCCCTTGGTGTTCCTGCACCTGCCATCGCGGAACTCTTGCCCGTCATCGAGGCGGTGATGGTGCGGCGCGTGAACGCGCAGATCGCTGCAAACCACGACTGACCTTCATCAACAGGACCTGTCCTCACCATGGCCGAAAAACGCATCTCAGTCCGGCTTGCTGCTGTTGGTGGGCGACAGGTCCGCGCCGAGCTTGAAGGTATCGGCGAGGCGGGAACTAAGGGCTTTGGTCGGCTGTCTTCAGAAATGGAGCGTGCGAACACGCGGCTTGCGGGTTTTGCAACCAAGGCCGGGATTGCACTTGCCGCAATGACAGCAGCCGCTGCGGCGGCCGGTGTTGCGATGATCCGCTCGGGTCTCGACACCATTGGGGCGCAGGCTGACATGGCGGCCTCGCTCAAAACATCGGTGGAGAGCCTGCAGGTCTTGACCCTTGCGGGCGAATTGGCCGGGGTCTCTCTGGGCGAGATTGAACAGGCGACAAAGAAGCTTACCACGCGGCTTTCTGAGGCCGCATCCGGGTCGGGCTCAGCGGTCGGCGCGTTGGAGCGGCTGCGTCTGTCGGCGCGGGATCTCCAGGCTTTGCCCTTGGATGAGCGGATCGTCACGATCCAGGAGGCCTTGGCCCGACTCGTCCCCGAGGCAGAACGCGCGGCTGTGGCCTCAGATCTCTTTGGCGACAAGGCAGCGCTTGCATTCTTGCGCATTGATCCGGCCACCTTGCGCGAGGCTGCCAAGGATGTGCGCGACTTTGGGGTGGCCGTCAGCGCGACAGATGCCGTGCAGATCGAAAGGACGGGGGATGCGATTGCCAAGCTCAGCCTGATCTGGCTGGGCCTCACCAATCGCCTCACGGCGGCGGTCGCGCCTGCGCTGGAAACCATTGCCAACACGCTTGGTGATGCGGCCCGCGGCTCGGGTGTGTTGGGCCAAGCGGTCACGGCAATCTTCGACAATCTGGGGCGGCTGACAGCCTATGCCGCAACCTTTGCGACGCTGATGGCCGGGCGCTGGGTTATGGGACTGGCTGCAGCCGCTCTTTCGGTCCAA